TGTTTACAGATACGACCACTCGTAACTTAAATGTAACCTTCGTTGAGCGTTATTCTTTTGGATGTTCTAACTGGCGCGCGTCTTTCGGTTCAGCAGGAGTATAAAATAATGAGTGTCACTAAACCACCTCTAGGCACGCATTTCTCTGATGGTGTAAGAGTTGGCCCGATTATCGGGTCTATTTTTACTCGTGGGGCAAATGTTTTGTCACCTTCAACGCAAGTACCATCGCCTGTAGATTCTTTGGCACCTGGTATTTATATGACACCAACCTCATTGCTAGATATCATTCCAGCAACTGCGGGCGTCAATAATGTAGCAACAGCATATACAGCAGTTGCTGGTGGCTTTGTTCCATTGGTGACTGCAAGTGCGTATGGTATTACCTACCTTACATCCTATGCAGGTGTACCCAACGTTCTTAAACTCGATTGTGCAAGAAATATATCTATAAGTGGGGTTGCCGGTGTCACATCTCAAATATTCACAGTGTTTGGTTGGGATCAATATGGTCAACCATTGACTGAGCAAATCCAGGGGCCAGTAGGTGCTACAATCAGATATGGCAACAAAGCATTTATGTATATTCAATCTGTTTATGTTGCTGCTGGAACCGCTGCTGCCATTACCGTAGGTACAGGAAACACGTTTGGTCTTCCCTACCTTATGGCTTATCCAAATTATTCGCTTAATTCGATAACTTGGGCAGGTATTCCGGATTTGACCTACTATACCTCACTTGCTGCCAATCCTATTGCAACTGTGATTACAAGTGGTGTTGTTACGGTAACAGTAACGTCAACAGCCAATCTTAGGACTGGACAGTATGTTACAATCTCCAATGCAACAGCAGTAGGCGGCATAACTGCATCCCAATTGAATATAACAGATCAAATTACCGTAACAAGTGGTACAACCTTCACATATCAAACGTACGGCATTGCGACAGCGACGGTTGCTGCTGGTGGTGGTACATTTGCGTTCGCAAGTACTTTCAATCCTGGTGAGCAACTAACTGCAACAGCAATAACTTCAGACGTCCGTGGTACTTATACATCTTCAGGGATGGGAAATGCCGCTGATATATTTGTCGCTGATGGTTTGAAGCGTCTTACGATCAATATGTACAATGCTAGTGGGGACACGAGAAATTATAATGCTGGTCTTAACGGTACTTTGATTTTGAATGCGAATCCATTTACGACCATAAACACTTCGCAAATAGTGCTTGTATCTGCTCCTAATCATCAATTGACGACGGGGGAAAATGTAACATTCACTGGTGCGACAACAACGAATGGAATCGTTGCCGCAAGTTTGAATATAACAGCCGCAGTAACTGTTTTTGATCAGAACAACTTTATCTTTACTGCTCCTACTGCTGCAACAGCCAATGGTGTTGGTGGTGGTGTTTTGGTTAGCATGACACCAGGACTTGGAAATCTGTATCAGACGACAGCTGGTAGATTTGGTGTGACTCAATATTCAGTTGCGCAGCCGTAAGGATATAAAAGTATGTCAAGGCTCATATCGATATCATTTCCCCCAGCAAACGCTACTTTGTTTGGAACAAATCTTTCTGGCGCAGGATTGATATCGATAGTCCCTCTTAATTATCCTTTGATATTTCCAAATTTTGCAAGAAATATAACCTTATCTTCTACGGGTAATTTATCGCTCCTTACATTCACAATCGTAGGGACGGATCAATATGGAAATGTCATTGATGAAGGTATAGTAGGCCCAAATGCTGATAGTGTAACCTCTGTGAATCAATACCATACCATTGCCAGAATCTATGCAAATGGGAATTACGATGCGTTAACTATTGGTAGTGCGACGACAGGTACTTCCCAATGGATAAAAGTTAATACGTTCAACATTGATCCAAATATCACGATTGCTACTGAAGTCACAGGAGCTGTAAATTATTCTTTCTTCCAAACAATTGATCAATTGGAACAGGTTACAAACATAAGTTCAAACATAGGTCAAGGATCGACGTTGTCATATGTCGTTGATTCTACACCTGTGACCTATCCCGTAACAGCAACCCTAACGGCTGCGACAACAAAACAGTTATATACTATGACAACTCCGACAATGGCTATCCAAGTGGTCGTCAATTCATCCACAGCAGGTACTTTAACGGTAAACATATTACAACAAGGAATAATCTAATGGCTGATAAATGGATTGCAGGAGCAATTAAACATCCAGGAAAATTGCACAAAGCGTTAGGAATTGCGCCAGGCAAAAAAATACCAGAAAAGAAACTTGAAAAGGCAGCCCACAGCAAGAATCCAACCTTAAAGAAGGAAGCTGTCCTGGCTGAGACTTTAAAAGGTTTTAAAAAGAGATAACAGGATAATGAAGTGGCTTACAGTCAAACCTTTAATTTCGGGCAAAATACGCTTGTCGAAACATTCGTTAAGGATGCATTCGAGCTATGCGGAATCATGGGTGCCGATATTTCTGGCCTACAAGCTGACTCAGCTCTCTTAAGCCTAAACTTTCTCCTATCAAATTGGGTCAATAAAGGGTTAAACCTTTTCACTGAACAGAAGGCTATGTTTCAACTCAATGTTGGTCAACCAAGCTATCTTGTTGCACCTTATACCGTTGAATTAACTGAAGTAACAGCAAGCAATAATCAGCAACTCTTAGGTGGTGTCGCCTTTTCAAGTGCTGGTGGGACTGCATCAAACGCATTTAATGGCACCCCTAATACAGCCAGTCCATGCACCCAAACAGCCCCTAATGGATATTTATCATACATTTATCCAACAGGATATACCCCTGCAATATACTATGTGGGCATCCAATCAAATACCAGTTGCAATTATAATCTAGTATTCGAATATACCTACGACGGAAATGTTTGGATAAATGGCCTGACAATTGGGTCGACATATTATCCTTATGGTCAAATCATATGGGCTGTCGTTAATGCTCCCTTGAATGCAATGGGTGGTCGCATACGTGAGACAGGAGGGGCAACCCTTAATGTCCAACAAGTTTATTTTAGTATGCCAACGTTTAGCCGTATCCTTACACCGATTTCACGTGAGGAATGGATATCATATCCGAACAAACAAGTTCAAGCGACACCATCCAGTTTCTATTTTGATCGACAAAACAGTCCAAGGCTCACCATGTGGCCAACACCGGATAATAGCTATCAGACCGTCGTTTATAACCAAGAAATTCAAATCATGGATGTAACTGCATTAAATCAAAACATATCTATTCCCCAAAGATTTATGAGGGCTTGTAGGTTTGATTTAGCCCATGAGATGTCATTGAAATTTGCCCTTGATCGCTCAGATACATTGGAGAGGTTAGCTATTAATGCTTATAAGGAAGCGGCCATTGAAGACGAAGAGCATGTACCCCTTCGTATTCAGCCGAGTATGTATTCGTATACTTGAAATGTAAAATTATACGAAATGTTTATTGATTGTATTTTTTGAGACCCAATTTTATATGATTTTACCTGATTTCCAGTTTTTTTAAAAAAAACCGGAGGAGGGGAGGGGGCATCTTAAAAATACTTGGAAAAATTTAGGAAAATACAATGTTTCCACATGGCAGATGGGTAAGGATCAGTGAACAGACGCCGGATGCGGTAGCGAGATGCGATCGTTCAGGCCAGTTATGTAATTACAACGACTTGGTCAAACAGATGGATTACAGGGGATTAGGCCTTATTTGGACTGGATTGTACGTCAATAAGTACTTTCTGGATGTTCCAAATCCGCAGAATTTAAACCCTGTGATTAGACCCGATCCTATGCCGCTGCACCATCCGAGGCCATGGCAAACAACACAGGCAACTTGGCCAAACCAAAGTGCGCCGTGGAATGAACAAGAAGCACCTATTCAACCATTCCCATGGAGTTCATGGGGAGACTGGCAAGGGCAAGTTGGCCAAGTAGGCCAGGCAACACCTGAAACGGGAGATAATTAAATGGCAAATAATCAGCCAATGGTAACACAAGGAGTATCTATATTATCTCCTGCGTCAACTTATCCTGATATTTTATTCATCAATAATGCAGGTCAAGGTCTGAACAATAATGTGTCCCAACTCCAAGATGGATTGGGAAACAACACATTAATGACCTTAAGTTCCAATTTTATAAATTTTGATCGGTCAGTTGCAGAATTTCAGCTTGATGGCGTAGCCTTGACAGCAAACGCCGCAACCTTAAATAACATAAGCGACGTTGCAAATGCACAATATTTGCTTCTGACGCCCAACGCACAATTGTCCTCCGCTGCAACATTGCAAGGAAATAATGGCATTTCTTTAACGACTGCGGGGTCTGTATCAACGATTGCTCCGACCCCTGGATCAGCTTTGGGTGGATTGCAGAACTTTTCAATAACGGCACCCACAACAGGATTTTTGATTTATCAAGCTGGAAATGTATATAGCACTGTGATGCTTCAATCCAATGGGACTATGAATATTACCAACCCAAACGGTGTTGCTGGAAACCCTGTTTTCAGCGTTCTGAATGATACAAGCCTCCAACAAGTCATCGTTGATCTAAATGGTATAAATCAAAGTCAAAGATCAACCCTAAATTTTATAAATGGTTCAGGAATTGGTTTGAATATACAAGATAATGCTGGGCTGAATAGGACAGATATAACCATATCATCCACTGGCGGTGGTGGTGGCGGAATACTACCTGTCATGAATGGTGGAACAGGTGTTGATGAATTTGTTCCTTATTCTGTCATTATTGGTGGAACTACAGATATTTCCCCATTGCAGAGTATTGCAACAGTTGGTGTTGCAGGACAAGTT